TGTCCGGGTCGGCCGCCATTGACCGAGGTTTTGCCGACGAGCTTCTGCCAGCCGACCAGACGAAGGTCGACGGCGACGCCAAGGCGAACGACCGCAACATCAACGAAGTCCGCGCGATGGAGCTTGCGCTGGTGGCCGGCGGGGCAACCCGCGCCCAGGCCCGCGCGCGGATCAACAGCATCAAGGGCACGCCCGGCGCTGCCCCTGAGCCTGCCGACACGCCTAGCGCTGGCGGCGATGACCCCGAGCTGATGGCCGCGATGCGGTCCTTGCTCGACGACTTCCGCAGCTAAGAGAGGCTGATCATGCAGTACAAGACGAAGACCGCCCTCGTGGCGGTGGCGACGGTGCTCGCCCATCCCATCCGGTCCTTGCTCGCGCCCAAGCCGAGCCTGACCGTAACCGCTCCGACTCTCCCGGCGATGCCGCGCGCCCTCACCGGTGCCGTCATCCGTGCCGACGCATCGGGCGATCCCAAGGCGATGATCGCGGCGCTCCAGGGCGCCCACAACGAGTTCAAGCAGACGATCGAGGCGAACCTCGGCGCCAAGGCCGACAGCGCTGAGGTGCAGGCGAAGCTCGACGCGATCAACGCGACCATGAACACGCTGGAGGGCGCGCTCAACGACCACGCCACCAAGCTCGCAGCGGCGAACGTCAACGGGAACGGCAACCTCGCGCCCTCGGATCCCGAATACACCGGTACCTTCGCGTCGTTCATGCGCGGCGGCTCGCGCGACGACGAGGTGAAGCTTGCCGCGGAGCAGAAGAAGGGCCCGCGCGCCGCGATGTCCGAGGGCGTGCCAGCCGACGGCGGGCTGCTGACGCCGGTCGAGTGGGACCGCACCATCTCGGGCCGCCTGAAGCAGATCACCCCGATGCGGTCCGAATCGACCGTGATCACGATCTCGAAGGCTGGGTTCACGAAGCTGTTCACGGATCGTGCGGTCGGCAGCGGCTGGGTCGGCGAGACGGCATCGCGTCCCGCCACCGCTACGCCTCAGTTCCAGGCGCTCGCGTTCGGCCTGGGTCAGCTCTATGCGAACGCCGCGGCGTCGCAGGACGTGCTGGACGATGCCGAGATCGACCTCGAAAACTGGCTCACCGGCGAGATTGAGACCGAGTTCTCGCGTCAGGAGGGTATCGCCTTCGTCGCCGGTGACGGCATCAATAAGCCGTTCGGGTTCCTGCAGTATGCCGACGGCGGCACGGCGGCTGATCGCCACCCGTGGGGCAAGATCGAGGTGCTGGGTAGCGGCGCAGCCGACAAGATCGCGGCCGAAGGCATCATCGACGCGGTGTACAAACTGCCCGCGGTGTACACGCCCAACGCGAAGTTCTTCACCAACCGCACCTCGCTCGGTGCGATCCGCAAGCTGAAGGACGGCCAGGGCAACTTCCTGTGGCAGCCAACCTTCGTCGCCGGGCAGCCGTCGACCCTGGCCGGCTACCCGGTCGTCGATATGCCCGACATGCCGAACATCGCAGCCGACAAGCTGGCGATGGCTTTTGGCGACATGCGCGAGACCTATCTCGTCATCGACCGGATCGGCTTCCGTGTCCTGCGCGACCCCTACACCAACAAGCCGTACATCTGCTTCTACTGCACGAAGCGCGTCGGCGGCGGCGTGAAGAACCCGGATGCGATGAAGCTCATCAAGATCGGCGCTGTCGCCGCCGGCTGATCCAGCCCGTGACCTGCTGGGCCGGCTCCGCGCCGGCCCGGCTCACCGAAGCGCCGTCGAGCGCGACGCTTCGGTGAGCCCCAACGGAGAACCGAAATGGACGACCTGAACAAGCTGCTCGCTGGCAGCGTCGACGAAGTAAAGGCCGGCCTGCCCGGCAAGAGCCACGATGACCTCCTGAAGCTGAAGGCAGCCGAACAGGCTGGTGAGAAGCGCACGGGCGTGTTCACGGCGCTCGATGCGGCGATCGAGGCCTCGGACGCGCAGCGCGCCAGTGGCACGGTGCAGATGCAGCGCGCGGCGACCCGCTCGACCGTCGCAGCCGATCTCGACGGGTCTGACCAGGCGAATATCCCGCCGGCGGCCGCCATCGACACTTCCGGTGCTCCGCAGCAGATCGTGCCCGACGTCGATCTCGAGCATCCCGCGGTCGACAGCAACCCGCGCGCCGGCACCACCGAGACGCAGAACCGCATTGACTTCAACGATCCCACGATCTCGGGCTCCGAAGCAGTCAGCCAGGCCTTGGAGGCCAACGGCTGACCCGCCTTCCGGTCCAACCTCCAGCGAGCGAGGTGACGCATGCCCATTCCCGTCTCGCTGGAGGACGCCCGCCGACAGGTGAAGCTGGAGGAGGATGACACCTCCCAGGACCTCGAGTTGCGGGGCTTTATCAGTGACGCCGCGGCTTGGGTGGAGCGGTATACCGGCCACATCCTGGTTGCGCGCGAGGTGACCGAGCAGTTCCGCGACTTCAAAGCCGTGCAGCTTCGGGCGTGGCCCATCAAGCCGGCCGCAGCCGTGGGCGTGGCCTATGCGGGCGAAGACGGGGAGCCGGTGGCACTGCTGGGCGCCCGGTTGGACGTGAGCAGTCGGCCGGCCAAGGTGTCGCCTCCGCAGGCGTTCTGGCCGTTTCGGGACACTCGGCAGCTATTCACCGTCACCGTCCGGGCGGGGTACGAAGCTGAGGACGCTGTGCCGGGCAACTTCCGCCGTGCAATGCTAGTGCTGATCGGCGCCTATGACGCGGACCGCGAAGGCGGCGACGTGCTGGCGAAGGCAGAGGTCGCTGCGCGCAGCCTCTGCCGATCCTTCAAACTGCAGCGTCTATGACCGCGCTGCTCAAGGGCGAACTCAACCGTCGCGTCCGTGTTCTTCGCGCCGAGCAGATCGACGATGGAATGGCGAGCGTGCCCGGCCCACACGCCGAGATCGGCAAGCGCTGGGCCAAGAAGACGGACGTCAGCGACGCCGAGCGCGTGCGAGCTTCCCAGGCGGGCATGACGGTCACCACCCGGTTCCTGGTGCGGTCGGATGCGCTGACCCGCTCGATCGGTGGATCGGACCGGCTGGAGTGTGAAGGCACCACCTACGAGGTGACCGGCGCGAAGGAGTGGGGCGGGCGGAACGTCGGGGTGGAGATCACCGCGACGACCGAGTTCAAGCCGCCGGTGTCGGACCCGGCCCCGTGAAGATGAAAGTGCGCCTTGAGGGCACCGCCCAGATTGCTCGGAACCTGAAGGCGATGGGCGCAGCGCTGCGGCGTGACACCCTCGTGCCGATCATCAGCGAGGAACTGGAGCCGATGGCGGAGCAGATGCGCGCACTCGCGGCGCGGGGGTCTGGCGAGATGGCGAACAGCGTCACGGTCGGCACCGAGCTATCGCCCGCTCAGGCCGCGTCGAATGAGCCGATTGCGGAGATCGAGGTTTACGCCGGCCCCGGACCGCTGCCTCAGGCGATTCAGGAAGAGTTCGGCAACTACCGTCAGGGTCCGCGTCCTTTCATCCGCCCGTCGTTCGACGCGAACGTAAACCGCGCCATGCGCAACGTCGGCGAGCGTGGGGTCGACGTCATTCTGGACGCCGCAAAGAAGGGCTGACCCGCATGGAAGAGGCGCTTCGCGCAACGCTGCTGGGAACGGCGGCGCTGACCGCTCGTGTGGCCCGCAGGGTCGACTGGGGCATCCGCCCGGGCGCTGACCTCCCCGCCGTGCGCCTGTTTCAGGCCTCTGGCGTGCCGCAGATGAACCTCGCTGGGCCGTCCGGCTGGTCGCGATCGCGGGTGCAGGTCGAGACGTGGGGCCGCACCTACAAGGACGCGCGCGACATCGCCGACATCATCGGCGGGAAAGACGGGCGGGGCGGCGTGCTGAACGGCCTTCGCGTCACGGAAGGCGGCGTCCGCCTCCGCACCTTCATCTTCGGCCGCTTCGGCGACGACGACACCGACGCCGTTGGCGTCCTCTACCGCAACGCCCTCGACGTGCTGGTCTGGCACGGCGCGGCCTGAACCTGGAGACGACCATGCGGATCAAGATCACCGTCGCTTTCACCGACAAGCAGGCGAAGGACCCGGCCGAGGCCGAGGTGCCGGCCGGCAAGGAGTTGGCCGTCACCGCCGAGCGCGGAGCCGAGCTGATCGGTCTGCGCATCGCCGTGGAAATCCCGGAACGCGCGACGTCCAAGCCGGCAGCGCGGAAGGCCAAGCCCGCAAGCAAGCCGAAGGCGAAGCAGCAGCCCGCGGTCGTTCCGGGCGAGCCCGTACCCGCGTCCGCCGCGGATCCCCTTCCACCCGCCGAACCGGCGGCATCGTAACCCGTAGTCGCCGAGCGCGAACAAGGAGGAAGACATGGCAGAGACTTCACCGGCGACCGACATCGGCGCCCTCACGACCTTCGGTAAGGTGGTCGACAACACGTACACGGCCCTCGCCGAGGTGACCGAACTGACGCTGCCGGAGACGGCGCGCGATAGCGTGGACTTCACCCACTACGGCAGCCCCGACCTGCACCGCGAGTTCAAGCCCGGCTGGAGCGATGCGGGCGAGGCTTCGGTGACCTACAACCTGGTGCCCGGCCTGGCCGACGACGCGGTGATCGCGACCCACCTCGCCACCCGCGCCGTTGAAGCTTGGCGAGTGGTCTTCCCGAACGGCGCCAAGCTCGATCTGAAGATGTTCGCGACCCGCCACGGCCGTGCCGTTCCGATTGACGACAAGATGACCGGCTCCGCGACCTTCAAGGTCTCGGGCAAGCCTGTCATGACGCCGGTCGCCTGATGTCCAGCGCCGGCAACAAGCAGCGAGGGCAACTCGGCTTTGAGGTCGACGACCAGAAGTGGGTCTTCGCCTTCACGACGAACGCGCTGTGCGCCGTCGAGGAAGAGTTCGACCTCAAGGACATCACCGAGCTGGAGGGAGTCCTCAGCTCGTCACCCTCGCTGCGCACCATCCGCAAGCTGTTCCGCATCGGGCTCACGGATTGCCACCCCGACATGACCGACCAAGAGGCCGGGCAGATCATGGAAGCGGTCGGCGGCCTTGAGCCGTCGCTCGAGCTGATCATGCGCGCGGTCGAGCAGGCGTTCCCGGAGGCGGCCAAGGGTGGCGGCACGGGCCCTCGGAAGCCGGCTCCCAAGCCGGCAACGAACGGCCATGGGACTGGGCGGAACTCCACGTCGCCTGGTGCGAAGCGCGGCGGGACGCCGAGCAATACTGGCGGCTGACGCCACGCGAGATCGCGCGCGTTTTCGAGGGTGAAGCGCGCGCGGCTCGCGCCCGTCACGATCTGCTGATGCAGGCGGCCTGGACTGCCGCAGCACTCGGCAGGGTCAAGAAGTTCCCGGCGCTCGCCACCCTGATGCACAAGCCGGCGGCGAAGCCGAAGCGCACCAGCTGGCAGACGATGTACGCAGCGGCGGCCGCATGGGTCGCCGCCGAGGGTGAAATCCGCACCGAAGGGGATGCCTGATGAACATGGCAGTCGTCGGCGCCGCGCGCGTCGTCTTCGGTGCGGATACCTCTGATTTCGACGCGGGCGCCAAGGGCGTCGAGGGCGTGCTTGGCCGGCTGGTCGAGAAGTTCGGGGAGATCGAGCAGCGCATCAAGCGGATCGGCACCGGCGTAACGCTCGGGATTACCGTGCCGTTCGCGGCGATGACGCGCGCGGTCGACAAGGGCGCTGGCTCCTTTCAGGCGCAGATGAAGAAGGTCGAGGCTGCGCTTGGCAACGTGTCAGGTGAAGAGCTGAAGGCCCTATCCGATCATGCCCGTACCCTCGGGCCGGCAGTCGGCAAGGGTGCAACCGAAGCGGCCGGCGCGATTGAAGCGCTCGGCCTCGCCGGCGTGAGCACGGCAGACATCCTAGGCGGCGCGCTGAAGGCGGCGCTTGACCTGTCCGCGGCTGGCATGGTCGACGCCAGCGTGTCGTCCTCGCTGGTGACGGACGTCATGTCGCAGTTCAAGGTGAGCGCGGCGCAGCTGCCCGCCGTCGTCCAGAACGTGGTCGGCGCGCTCGACAGTTCGAAGTTCGGCTTCGACGACTTCCGCCTGGCCGTGGGCCAGGGCGGTGCCGTCGCCGCGTCTGCTGGGGTCGATTTCTTGGACTTCGCAACGGCGATCTCCGCGACCAGCACCCAGTTCACCAGCGGCGCCGACGCTGGCACGTCCTTCAAAACCTACATCCAAAGCTTGGTCGGCAACAGCGATGAGGCGAAAGCCGCGATGAAGAAGCTGGGCATCAGCTTCTTCGACGTGCGCACCGGGCAGATGAAGCCGCTGGCGGAGCAGGCGCGGATCCTGCGCGAGGCGATCAGCAACCTGACCGACGAGTCCAAGACCGACGCGCTTAAGACGATCTTCGGCTCGGACGCGTCGCGCACCGCCATCGGCCTGATGGAACAGGGCCGCGAGGGCTTCGAGAAGCTGCAGGCGGCGATTGCCGGCGGTGACGTCGAGGCGAAGATCCAGAAGCGGCTAGAGGGCACCGAGGCGGCCGGGCGGCGCATCGCCGTCGCATGGGAGAGCGTGAAGATCGCGTTCGGCCTCGACACCGGCCTGCTCGACATCACTGCCGCCATCAAGAACGGCTTCGCGCGGATGCTGGAGGCGATCGCCAACGCGCCGCCGGTGGTGAAGCAGATCGGCGCGGCGTTCGCTGCGCTGGGCGCCGTCATCGGACCGCTGCTGATGGTAATCGGCCACGTGGGCGCGATCTTGCTTGCCAATTTCGCTGCGTCAAAGTTCGGGCTGATCGGGCGCGCGCTGGGGCTGGTGATCGCCCCCGTGTCGACGCTTATCACCATGCTGGGCGAGTTCGGCCTCGCTCGTGTTCTGACGATGGTCGGCTCGCGCATCCTCGGCCTCACTGGCCCGATCGGCTGGGCCATCGGTGCCTTCCTGCTGTTCAAAGACAGCATCATCGCGGCGCTGAAGGTGGTTTGGGACGGCCTCGTCGCAACGCTGGGCCCGCCGATCGAGGCGCTGTTCGCCAAATTGCAGGCGCTGTTCGCCAAGCTGTCGGGCGGGCCTGTTGGGGCAGCGATCGAGGGGTTAATCGGGATTCTTTCCAGGCTGGCGGATGTAGTCGGCACCGTCCTTGCTGCCGCGATCGTGCTGGCGGGCGAGGTCATCGAGCGTGCGCTTGCAGCTGTCGTGGCCGCATTCTCCGGCCTGGTCGACATTGTGAGCGGCGTCGTCGACCTGATCAGCGCGTTGCTCACCGGCGACTTTGCGGGCGCTTGGGATTCGCTGGTCGGGATCGTGGATAGCGTGTTCCGGGCGATCTTCGAGATTGCGGCTGCCTTGGTGCCCGAACTCGGCAGCGAGCTGGAGCAGGTTTATCTGATCGCCAAGGCGTGGCTGGCCGACGGCTTCAACAGCATCGTCGGCTGGTTCAGCGCCGCAATAAAGTCCGGCGTCGATTATGTGGCGCAGACGTTCCCAAACGTCGTGGCCTCAGCCAAGTCGGTTTACGAGGGCGTGAAGGGCTGGCTGGTCGACAAGTTTGGCGGCCTGATGACCTGGATCGGCAATGCGGCGAAGTGGATCGGCGACAAGTACGGCGCGCTGAAGGAGCGGCTAGGGCTCGGCGCGTCGGGGCAGGACAATGCGCCGCCGCCTCCTGCGAAGCCGGAGACCGGCCCGCCGCCGGCCGCCACGGCGCCCAAGCGTTCGGTCGACTTCGACGAGGACAAGAAAAAGAAGAAGAAAGAGCGCAAGGGCCGCGACACCTCGCACGACGAGCAGAACCGCGAGCAGCTGCAGGACCAGCTGGAGCTTGAGGCCGCGCGCCTGCGCGGTGACGAAGAGGCGGAACGCGCGATCCAGCGCCGCCTTCAGCTGTCGCGCCAGATCGAGGCCTACCAGCGCACGGGCCTGTCCCTTGCGGCGGCCACCGCCGCGGCGAACCGCGACATGGCGGTGCTCGACGCGGCGCGCCGGGAAGGGCTGGCAAAGGATCTGGAGCGGGACGAGGCGGCGCATCAGATCGACCTTGCCCGCATCTCCGGCAATCAGCGGCTCGAGGAAACGCTCGACCGCCAGGAAGAGCTGAAGGGTCGGATCAACGCTTTCCTGCGAGACGGTCTGACGCTCGAAGAGGCGACTGCGCGCGCGACGCGCCAGCAGCTGGAAACGGATAAGGCCCGCGCGGAAATCCGCGCGCAGCTGCTCGCGGAAGACGAGCAGGATCGGCAGCTGCGGCTGGCGCAGCAGCGCGGCGACAGCGAGGAACGGATCCGCCAGCTTCAGCGCGAGATCGACATCCGCAACCGCCAGCGCGAACTGGAGCGGGACTTCCAGATGGACCCGGATGCGGCCCGCACGCAGGCGGAGCGGGAATGGAGCGAGATGGACCGCGCGCGCCAAACGGGCGTGTTCCGCGAGACCTTCAAGGACGGCGTGCGGGCAGCGCTCGACGGCGACCTGAAGGGCTGGATCAAGAACTGGTGGAAGGACCGGGTCGCAAAGGGGATGGAAGAGGCGCTGAACAGCCTCGCCGACCTGATCTCCAGCCTCTTCTCCAAGGTGGGCCAGGGCGACGGCGGAGGCGGCATCATCGGGGCAATCTCGAAGATCGTTGGTGGAGTGTTCGGCGGGTCGAGCGGCACCTCGGCGTTTGGCGGCGTTGATGTCGGTGGCGACATCGCCGCGGCGCAGGGTGTGGAGTGGAAGGGTTTACCCGGCTTCGCTACCGGCGGCTCCTTCAAAGTTACCGGCCGCTCCGGCATCGATCAGAACCTGGTCGCTTTCCGCGCCAGCAAGGGCGAGATGGTCGACATCAGCCGCCCGGGCAATGACAACGGACCTCAGGGCGGCATCCAGATCAGCATGCCGATTACCTTCAGCGGCGCCATGGACCTCGCCACTAAGGCCGAGGCCGCGCGATTTGCAGAAGCAGCCCGCCAAGCCGCGATCCAGGGCGTGATGGAGGCACAGCGCCGCCGTGGTTGATATTGCATGGCCCGCCGACCTGCTGCCGTACAAGGTCGCGTTCTACCTCCAACCCCACGTGGGCGGACAGGAGAGCCCGCTCACACGCACCCGGAAGACCTACGGGCTATCGGCGCCGCGCTGGCTTGCCCGCCTGATGTTCCGAGCCGGCTATGACGGGGCGCCATTGCTCGGGGATCCGCAGGGGTTCGGCAGCCGGCTCGACGCGCTGATCGCTGATCTTGAGGGCGGTTTGAACATCGCCGTGTTCCACGACTTCCGCCGGCCGCGCCCGGTTCAGCGGCTCAGCGTCACGGGCGCTCTGACTGCCGAGGCCGCGTCCGCCGGAGCTACGGCAATCACCGTCAGCGGCTTTGCCCCCAACGGCGTTGCGCTGAGCGTCGGCGACCCTATCGGAGGCGATGGCCGTCCCCACATTGTTTCGCATGCGGCAACGATCGCGGCTGGTGGCATCGTCAGCGGGGCGGGCTCCCTGATGGCCAACCAGGCCGGCAAAGCGGTGATTGGTATCAAGCCGCCGCTGTCGGCGCCGATCGCGGCGGGGACCGCCCTGCGGTGGCCGGTGACCGGTCGGTTCGAACTCACGAGCGAGGACGCTGGAGCAAACGAGACCGAGGTCGGCGGCGTGACCGAGTACACCCTCGAGTTCCGGGAAAAGTTGAATGATGGGCTTGCGTGACCTGTCGCCGGAGCTGAGTGCCGAGATCGAGAAGCCCGAGCTCCGCCCTTTCCTGGGCGTTCACATCGACCTGCCGGATCCGGTTTTCGCCGTCACCGGCAACGCGACGATCGCTTACGGCGGCGAGACGTGGTTCGCAATCGGCGGTCTGGGCCAGATCGACACTATCGGGGAGGCAACCGACGGATCTTCGGTTGGCGTGAAGGCCACGCTCTACCAAGTGCCGAGTGAGTTTCGCGACGACGTTGCGGACCAGGCGAAGCGCGGGGTTCTCTACGAGCTGTTCGTCGGCGCGCTGGACACCTCCTATCGCGAGGTGATCGGGTTCAAGAACATCTGGAAGGGCCGGCTCGACACCTACGAGATCGTAGATGCGGGTGAGACCATTACCGTCACCGCGGGCGGCGAGAGCCGTATGCGCGATCAACGCCGCCCCGCAATCCGGCGCTTCACCGACTGGTGGCAGCAGCGCAAGCACCCGGGCGACAAGGCGTTCCAGTACGTCAGCCGGATGGTCGAGGTGCCGATCCTTTGGGCCAAGGCCAGCCAGTCGGCGGTTCTATGAGTGAGCCTGCTTGGTCGGACCATTGCGGAGACCGTTGGCGCGCCCATGTGCTCGCCGAAACGGGGGGCGACATCTGCTCTATTGTCGGACCGTCTCCGCGCCGGCCCCGCGACTGGGTCACGATGATGCGCCGCCTGGGCGTGCGTAACATGGCCGGTGTGATCACTGCGGTCCACGGGGAGCCTATCCCATATCGACAGGCAATGCGCGGGGACATCGTTCAGTGCGGGTGGGCCATCGGCTTCTGTCGGGGTGACAAGGCTGAGTTTTTCGGCGGCTGCATGATCCCAATGCGCGAGGCCAACGGAGTGTGGGCGCTAAAGGCAGCCTTCGATTGACCGCTTGGCCTTGGAGTACGCTTTCCCTCGCAACTCGATAACGGTCGAACCGTCGCGAGGCGTAACGAGGATGTCGGTAAGCGTCACGTAGAGGGACAAGAGCTGGATCCGGGTGCCACCATCCGGAGCAGGTAAGCTCGATTTCTGCTCCCACCAGGAGAGCGCTTCGGAGACGCAGGGGGCAACCTCTGACGCCGGACGGGAAGTGGAGAAGGTGGCTTTCACCTTCTTCCCACTCACCGGTTCCGACGCACCAGGCGCCGCTACAAAGACAAGCATCAAGCCGAGAATGAATCCGCGCATGCGGTCAGCGTAGCAGGAGCAACGCGTGGGGAAAGTCCTTAAGGCGGTCGCGATTATCGCCGTCGCCGCAGCGATCGCCTATTTCGCGCCCGTCCTCCTTCCTGGTTTGATCGGAACCGGAACAGTTGCCGCTGCCGTAACCACCGCAGTGGTTTCAACTGCGATCGCGACTGCGGTCACGACGGGCTTGGCGCTGCTGGCGGGCAAACCATCGACGTCTGGCGCAACGCCGAGTGTGTTCCGCCAGGCGGTATCGAACAGCTTCATCATCTACGGCATGCGTCGCGTAGGCGGCCTGCTGATCTTCTTCCATCCGCGCGGCAAGGAGTTTCGCTACTTCGTGATCGCGGTCGCCGGACACCGCTGCAAGGGCGTGAACCGCTGGTGGCTGGGCGATGAGCAGGTGGCGGTGGACGTCGACGGGCAAGTGCTGACCGGCAAGTATGCCGGAAACGCTTGGCTCTGGTTCTACCGCGGCACCGAGGATCAGGGCGCGCATCCGACGTTCGTTGCAGAGACGCAGGGGAAGTGGACGGCGGCGCACCGCGGCCAGGGGACGGCGCTGATCTACGCCAAGTTCAAGATGACTGACGATGTGGTCCAAGCGGGGATGCCGAACATCACCGCCGAGGTGGAGG